ATCCTTTGTGCTGCACCGCGTCACGCCTGTAACCAAAGGCATTCGTAAGTCACTGGTCATCTGGGTTGAAGGCCCACGTTGGAAATGAACAAGTACGCCATCCGGTTCAATAAGTCCCGTGGTCAACCCGGTCGCGGGACGGAGGATCATGTCTGGCGGGTATTTGAAAACGGCCAAGAGTATCTGTTTAAGCATCTGGACATACAGGTTCCCGTCAAGGATGAACGGGATGGCGGGGATTGGAATATTGTCTGCTATGGTGTATTATCTATTGACAGGGAAACCTCCACCGCCATCATCCGGGATGCCTAATTATGAATGAGTATCAAAACCTTATAGATATAGGGGCAGGGATGGCCCTGACCGTGGCGGGATGGCTTTTGCGGGAACTTTGGGGCGCGGTAAAAGAACTACAACGGGATATTAGTAAACTGGAGGCGTCGCTTCCAAAAGAATACGTTCTTAAAGACGATTTAGATAAACGGATGGCCCATATTGAAGATATGTTCCAACGTATTTACGACAAATTAGACGGTAAGGCGGACAAGCCATGAGTACAACAACCAATCTGGCCCTTAACGAACCCGCCTATAACAGCACATCCCCTACGTGGGACCAGCCCCTCAATTACAATTCCACCATTCTTGACCAGATGTTTGGCAACACAACATCTGTATCCGTCAACACGGGCGGCTCACCGACCTATACAAATATTGCCGCACCCAGTGCTATAGCAGCAGGTTCCACATCTCAGGCCATGAGATTTAACCTTACGGGTGCGTTGGCGGCTAACCAGACGGTTTTGCTTCCACAAAGCGTCGCTGGCATGTGGGTTGTGACAAACAGCACGTCCGGCGCGTATACGGTTACTCTTGGCTCCAATAACGGCAGCAATGTTGCGGCAGGGACTACTGTTTCCCTTCCACAAGGTTACAGCATCATCATTTATAGCGACGGCACGAACGTCAAAAAGGCGGATGACGGGATTCTTCAAGGCGGTTCTATTTCTGGCAATTTGACGGTTAGCGGCAGCATTACCGCTGGAACAACGGTCAACTCAGGCACAACGGTTGCCGCAGGAACCAATATTACCGCAACTACTACTATTGCCGCAGGAACCGCCCTTTCTGCTGGTACAACTGTTACGGCAGGGACATCCGTAAACGATTCTATTGGGAATGTTCGTAGTATCCCTATTAACTCCCAAACAGCCGCTTATGTCTTGGTCGCAACCGATAATGGTCAAGCTATATCCATTACGACTGGCGGCGTAACTATCCCAAATGCCGTAATGTCTTCGGGCAATGCGGTAACGATTTATAACAATTCTGGCAGCAGTCAGACAATCACACAGGGTACGGGCGTAACCTTACAGTGGGCGGGCCAAGCATCGTCTACTACTGGGAACAGAACCCTTGCATTGTACGGAATTTGTACGGTTCTCTTTACATCGTCCTCAACCGCAATAATTTCCGGGGCTGGTTTATCGTAATGGAATTTACGTGGTCATTCCCCCAATTTATAGTAAACCCACTATATGACGGCCTGACCAATGTGGTTACGGCCATTAATTGGGTTTGCACGGGTACGAATGGCTTGGTTACGTCATCAAGTTCTGGTACAGTGCAATTAGGAACACCAAATCCGGCGGAATTTGTTCCATATGCGGACATTACACAGGAAATGGCGTTCCAATGGGTATCACAATCTATCAGCATAACGGGGGTTGAAGCAGCTATTGCCGCTCAAATTAACCAGATATCTACACCACAAGTACAGCCTCAAAAACCACCATTTTAGGAGAACATAATGGAAAATCTTGAACTTGAACTAAAGTTGACCGTAGCCCACGTTAACACCGTATTGAAACACCTTGGTGCTGGCGTTTATGCGGAAGTAGCTGATTTGATTCAGCTTCTTCATGGTCAAGCAAAACCACAGATTGAATCTGCTGTTGTTCCCGCCCCAGCACCTGTTGAAGCTGCGCCAACGGAAGAGCAGCCCGCCCAATAAGGATGACTTATGACAACTGGCCTTACGTATAACAGTTACGTTCAGCAAATCGCTACGTTGGCGGTTGTCCCTACAACTGACACTAATTTCCAGATCATTTTGCCCCAAGCAATTTCCTACGCGGAACTGCGGATGCAACGTGATCTGGATTTTTTATCCGCACAAGTCTATGATAACACTTCGTTTTCTACAACTCAAAACGTTAATATCTTAACGATACCGACTGCGGCGTTTATTACGCTTCAGACGATTCAAGTAAATAACAACGGGGTTTTGACTCCTTTGGCCCCTGTGGCTAAGGAGTACATTCAAAACGTTTTCAACAGCACGGCAAGTGCAGGAGTTCCAAGTGTCTTCGCTGTTTATGGAGGCGATTCGGCCACGACTGGAAATACAAGCCAGTATATTCTCCTTGGGCCGTATCCTAACTCATCTTATCCACTGACGTTGACGGGGACGATTCATGCGTCGTCCCTGTCGGCGACCAATACGACCACGTTTATTTCCACTTATCTGCCGGACCTATTTATAGCCGCCAGCATGGTTTACGTGGGCGGGTTCCAACGTAACTTCTCAACGACTGGTGCTGATCCGCAGATGCCTATCAATTGGGAACAGCAGTATCAAACGTTGCTCAAAGGAGCGACAATTGAAGAATATAGGAAGAAATTCCAATCTTCCGCATGGGGTTCGCAATCTCCTTCGCCTATTGCTACACCGCCAAGGGGGTAAGCGATGGCCCACGCAACACTTAAACTTATTCCGGGTGTTGATGTAATTAAGACGCCGACCCTGAATGAGGCGGCTCTTTCTTCCACAAATCTTGTCCGGTTCATGCCGGACCGCAATAACCTTGGCCTTGTTCAGAAGCTGGGCGGCTGGGTTACGTATTTTAACACCGCCTATTCTTCTACGATTCGGGCATTAAAAGGATGGGCGGACCTTAATGCGGTCAATCATTTGGCTGTGGGGGCGCAATCATCTCTTAACGTTTTGACCAGCAATAACAATATTAACATAACCCCACAGACATCCGTTACCAATACCGCGCCTAATTTCTCCACAACTTCTGGCTCTACGACTGTTACAGTTGTTGATTCCAACATTACCGCATCGGTTTTGGATTACGTTAATTACGTAACGCCTGTATCGGTTGGTGGCATTGTGTTGACTGGGTCGTATTTACTTCAAACGGCGGGCGGCACAACTTACACAATTACAGCAGCATCCCCCGCTACATCAACGGTATCCAACGGCGGCGCTTCTTATACGTTTTCCACCACAAGTGGATCATCTGTTGTAACCGTTGTTTTAAATAATCATGGTTATTCAACGGGTTCTCAATTTTACATTGGGGTATCTACATCTGTAGGCGGGTTAACGCTTTTTGGCCTTTTTACCGTTTTAAGCGTAACTAACGCTAACACTTTTACTTTTTCCGCCCAAAATTCAGCTACATCAACCGCTGGTCCTGTATCTATCAATAGCGGTAACATTAATTCGACGTATTATGTAGCTATTGGCCCGCAACCCCAAGGTTCAGGATTTGGTGTTGGTGGGTATGGCACGGGCGGGTTTGGTTTGGGAACAACACAACCCTCCGTTCCGGGTACGGCTATTACAGCAACAGACTGGTCTTTGGACAACTTTGGTGAGAATTTAATTGCCAATCCTACGGGCGGCGCAATTTATTATTGGTCGCCATCTGGAGCGTTGCAAAACGCTCAAATCGTTGGTGGACAAGCGCCATTGGTTAATGACGGATGCTTTGTAGCGATGCCACAGCGGCAGGTTGTTGCTTGGGGGTCTTCGTTTACTTTGCAACCTGATCCATTATTGATCCGCTGGTCTGATGTGGGCGATAGTTCCACATGGATAGGAACCGCCACCAATCAGGCGGGTTCTTACCGCATTCCGCAGGGTTCCAAAATTGTTACGTGCTTGCAGGGTCCGCAGCAGGGCTTAATTTGGACTGACTTAGACCTTTGGTCCATGCAGTATATCGGTGCGCCATTGGTATACGGATTTAACAAAATCGGCTCTAACTGCGGTGCAATCAGCCGTAAATGCGTCGGCCAATTGGGTAACGTAATCTATTGGATGTCCCAGAAACAGTTCTTTGTTAATGCTGGTGACGGCCCTAAGCCGCTG